CGGTGAACTTGCTAGGTAATGAACATGTATATTCATGGCCATAGTCATCCCAGAGCACCGTGCGCACCCTGGCCATGAGCTCTGCAGGCTCAAGTTTGAAATCTCGAAGCAGCAATGGCGCGTTAACACCCCAAGTGTTATCGTCGCCAAATATCATAAACTTAACATATTTGAAAACACCTTCGAGTGGGAGCATGCGCCCGACCACCTTCTGAAAGGCATAAACATTGCTACTAAAAGTTTTAAAGCAATTATCCATAGTGGTGTTGCCTTGACCACTAGGGTTTCCTGTGAATCGTGACTGGACACTACCGTTTGGTAGAATAACATCAGCCATCAAGTTCAGAGCGTATAGTGAACGAACAATGTTCCGCTCAATTGAGGAACACACAGGAAGAAATTTCAAACGCAACTCGGCAATCGCAAGCTGTTCACGATCAAACATGTGCGCATCCCAAGCCTTACCATCCAATTCAAAGCACACCCACCCATCGTAGGACTGTGCCAAATAATCGAATGTCCTATAAAACGGACTCATACCAGGAGCAAAAGGCAAACCCTCCATGATACGATTGGACGAAGCCATAATCGACTGGTCAAGAGATTTGAGATACATCACACGTAACAATACAGTATTGGGATCAGCATTAAACACAGCACGAGCCATACCAGCAGCGCATTTGGCAATCTCACGCATTGCACGTTTCAAAAAGAGAGTGTCAAACACATTGGGCGGCTCGCCAATGGCACATCCATGCCAAAATTTGGGAAAGAATTGTACAAAATCCTCGCTCTCAAAATACTTCTGCTTCGTTGGATAACGATGGCTCCAAGGCCAACCAGGTTTGGTAGTCAGATCCATAATATTTAGAGCCTCCTGCGGAGTGTAAATGACACAAGAATGTGCCATTTGTTCAGCAACACACTCAGCAGTGAGATCCCAGGAATGGGCAAACAATGTCCAATCAATATTATCAGGCGAATGGTACACCCGATATTTTGATAAAGATAAGGTGGCTGAAAGATCATCTCGTTTCGGCCAACCATATTCTCCCTCGTACGCAATCGAGGGTGGACATATCTTCGCGTAGCGCTCGAAGAACGGGCAAGGAGGATTTACATCCTTGCCGGAACGCCCACGGATTGCCCGGCCGCCCCTGCAGGCGGCTGTCCACCAGGCCGGGAACTCGGTGGAGCCACTGAG